TTTTACTAAATACTCGTGTGAGTTTATATCCCCTGTTTTAGGTATTTCATAAAAAAGAGTAGAGTAGTCTGTGAAGAACTGAGAGACTGTTGGTACTACTGCATTTACTGTTTGTGTAGTAGTTGTAGGTGCAAACTCACTGAAAGAGGTATTGATTGTTTTACCTAATTCTGCTCTATTATAACCTGTTACTTCTATACTTATTGTTTCTGCCATTATCCATTTACTACTTTAAAAATATAATCATTATCAAATACTGTTGTAGTTGCTCCCACAGTACTGCGAATTAATATTTTGTAATATCTTTCAGGTTCTAAGCCATTCATGTAGAGTGTAAAATAGTTACCAATTGAATCACAGCTCACTTTTGTATAATTAGAATCGAAATCAATTACGAACTCGTCTGTATCTAAATCTTTGATTGCATAATAAGTCGTCTGCGGTAATGCATAGTTTATAGTAAATAGAGATGCAGTCTGCCAGATTTTTGGCGGGTTAGTAGGTCTAGCGTTTACTCTAAATATATTTACACTACCTGAATAGAATACTCCTAGGTTATTATCAACTGCAACAGTTATTGGTGTGCTTGTGATAGCAGGTAGAGAGCCTGTATTATAAGCTGAATCATCCCATTTTAATTCTAAGCACGGAGGGTAGATTGTATGAGTATCTCTTGAAAAATACCTTATTACATTCTGCTGTAGTACATTGCTTATAAACTCCTGTGAACTACTCTGTCTTACTATTACTCCGTAATTTGTAAAAGCACTAGAAGACCACCTAGTTACTATTGATGTAATGTTAGTATCAATATCTAAATCAGAATAGTAAGAGAAGCTTTGACTTGCTTGTGATCCTGTATACCAAACCCCTCCTCCTCTTGAATTTGGATTAAGTGCTAGATTATAAGAACCTGTTGTTCCGGCTACAAAGCTTGATGTTGTCCAAGCATTACTGCCTGAATAAGATCTAAAGATCCAAGATGCTCCTGTACTATTCTCTGGTGAATCTAAGAACTTACCAGTTCCCATTGCCCAATCTTCTGCAAGAGCGTTTATATTTACTGTAGTTGTATTATTGGTTCCAGTAACATTTGCTACAAAGCACTTAAGGTTTGCTTGCCAGCTTTTTATTCCTATTAGACTACTGAATGTGTTTTGTATTTCTGATTGATCAAACTTAATTAAGAATCTAGAGGCTTGTGGGTAGCTTCCTTCAACTTGTAGTTGAGTAACTTTATAGTTGCTTGAAGCGTCTAGAATCTCATCTAACCCTGTATTCATTGTAGGGTATCCGGAATAGATAGTCGCATCTGCTGTCGGGAATAGTTTATATACTGCCATTTAATTTTTATTATAAGGGTACAACTTTACCTCTGATATCGCTATCTGGATATTTAACTTCAAAAATACTTGGATCTAGAGAAGGGTATACTACGCTGCTTTGAGTTGCTGGTCCTATATCGTACGAGTATTTAGAGTAGCCTAAAGCTTCTCCTGATTTATTACTAATGCTTATATTCTTGACTGTCTGAACTCCTGCTACCTGGTCTAGTAATATGTAAAGATCTTTTAACATAATAGGCTGGTTAAACTGCCAATTATCTATTTTAAAATATGTTTTTAACTGGTTAATACAGTTAAGGATTACTTCATTACTATTATAATTTGGCCTAACTACAATTTCAAAATCTACTGCTATATTAATGATAAAGCCATCTTTTATAGTTACACTATCTCCTACCATTCTATATTCAGACAAATAGGTAGCGAGGTTTTGTTTTATTGTATTAGAAACTGTTCTTAAATTTTTGTTTGTATCATAACCTAATGTATATAAGGTTAGGGTACTTGGAATTTCACCGGGTAACGTAGCGGTATTTGCTTTAGTTGGTTCAATAAATGCTTTAGCAACTGAGCCGTAATTAGATGGCATTGATAGTGCTCTAACTAAATAATCATTAGGAGTTACGTTTCTTAATTGAGATTGATAAGCTACTAATGTATTTTGTCTGATCTCTTCTAAAGTATCTCCATCAGATCCTCCATCTGCTGCTATTGGGTTATTGATAGCGATTGTATTGAAGATGTAGTTTGCAGTTGTGTTATTTAAATTATTATTTGTGAAAGCAATACCTACAGTTGTGCCTAAATTTGTTAGAGTTCCTGCTTCTATGTTTGCTCCTACTCCTCCTCCTGTTAAGTATCTAACTGTTAGAGTTGTGTTAGAAGGTGCAATACCATAAGTATCTGTATAAAGGAAGTTAGTTGGATCAAATGCTGTTGTTAGCTTAGATTGCTCATAAGGTAAACCTAAACCTACATTATTACCGTTTGGTGTTATAACTTCATCAACTGCATTAGTTGTTCCTGCTCCAAATTGAATATCTAAATTAGTGTTGGATCTGAAGCGAGTTACAAAACGTCTAGCTTTTTTCTCTAGTTGTAATAAGTATGGTGCATCTGTACCTGCAGTACTGTTAGGGTCGTTTTGGTTAGTATTCTTTAATGGTTTAAATACCATTTCTTGACCTAAGTAAGGAACTTCATACCAAACATTACCTTCAGAGTCTGTTACGTCTAGAATTTCAATTATACTAGGGGTTGTAAGAGTAACTGTTGAAAATGCCTGCGGTGCACCAAAGGTAAACGTTTGTGATTGTATTTGAGCAGAGATTGCTTTCCTAGTTTTCTTTAATAAAAAATACTGGGGATTACCTGCGGATATTTGATATACGGTTGTTTCTGTTGGGTCTAAAGAACTAGATACTGAGAAATCAACACTGTCCTGAACTAAGAATGTTGAATTACCAAATGAATTTTTTACTTGTGTATTTTCAGGAAAATATAATGCATAATCAAAATCTGGGATGTATACTGAACCGGATAATTTAGCTGGTAGTTGTTGGTAGAAATCTACATTTACTGTTGCAGCTTTTGTAACTTTGGGTCTATATCCAAGCATGTAAGCAAGGTTGTAGATACTACTATCTTGTTTTGCATACTGTACAAAAGTTTCTTGTATTTGGTTATCTAAGTAAAAAGATAATACATCCCCAACATAAGCAGATGTTTCCATAAACATCATACCCGGTGAAGAAGGACTAAAATCGTTGTAAGTATTTGGGAAATAGGTCTTAGTAAAATCTATTAACAGGTTCTTCAATCCTGCAAAATCCCTGTTGAAGTATTTTATGTCTCTATTTTCAGCCATTATTTATATTTAATTGTAGTGTATCTGTCATACCTGTGTTTACAATACTATATGTAATTTCTATAAACACTGTGTTATAATCTGATGATGTTAGTATTCTAACTGTTCCTTGTATGTTTGGGAAATATTTTTCTATAATACTTACAATGTAGTTCTCTATCTCTATTACTGTTCCATTTGTTATTTGTTCGAAAACAAATTTTTGAACTCCTCCTCCGAAAGTAGGATTGAATACTTTCTCTCCTGGCCCTGTTAGTAGGTAATTAAGTAGATTATTTCTGATAGCATCCTTGGTAGTAAAAGTTGGTTTAAAGACTGCATTAGCTTTGAAAGGCAAAGATACACCAACCGCTTTGCTAGCGTTTAAATCTATAGGGTATATCTTGCTTAATCCAAATGCCATTATCTTTTAGTCATTAGACCCATTATCTGGTTTAGGTTTACTTCACCTGCAGGTAAAGAAGATCCTTCTGCAGCTGTATTAGCAGCTACTGATGGTCTATATTCTTGAGAAGCTCCAAAGTTTAGAGCGTCATTTGACCCTACGTTAATGTTTCCGTTTCTAGAATCTAGCATACCGTTTAATAGTGATGCATATCTTTCTCTAGTATCAACTGGAGGGGTCGTTGGTATTGGCTGTACGTGCGGCTGTGTGTATGTTTCTGTAACTTGTCCATAACCGCCTACTTTTGGAGACCTTAAGGCTTCCAATAGAACGTCTTTCAATTCTTCTTGAATTGCTTCTTTAACAGTTTCCTTGATTAGTTTTTTTAATGTTTTGATATCCATCTTTTATAAATATTTCTTAATTAGCTTTTAGATTATCTCTGTTTATTATTAATTTTAACTCCTCTATTAGTACCTGAGGGTCTTGAGTGAATGAAGGTTCTGTCTGTAGAAGTACGATTCCCTGACTGTTTTTAGCTTGTCCAATCTTTTGATTTAAGTGATTGTTAAATGGTTTCTCTACTATGGCAAACGTGAATCCTTGATAGGTTGATTGTATATTAGAGGTCTCAGCAAGTTTAATTGTATTAAGTAGTGTATCTACATCAGCTCCTAGTTTATTCGGCTTCTTACCGCATTTCTCAAGTACTAAATCTATAACCTTAAGGAATGCTAAGATTGACTGTAGTATCAAAGCTGCTCCAGAAACATACTGTGATCCAAGCTGTATTGCTCTTTTTAATTCTGGTAGTTTTGGAGTTCCGTCTGTATTAAATGTGAGGTATGTTTTTAAATCGTCTAAGTCACTTATTAAAGCAACTGCTGCTCCAGGTACTGCCGGTAGAAATTTATTTGCTAGTGATGTAGCGATTTTTAGTATACCTACAACGTCTATAGTTCCTTCAGTTGTATTAATGATCGGAGTTAAGGTTTGTAGTGATAGGTTTATCAAGTTAATATACTTCGCTGTATTTTCAATATCAGTACCTAATGCATTCCTAACTGCTAGTACTTGATCTAGGATTGCTTGAGGTGGACAAAGGTCTGGTAATTGTGGATT